ATGTGAACAACCTTTCCGGGAAGGAGTATTGGGAGGCGGCACAGCTTAATGCGGAGAAAGAGATATTTTTCCTCATCCGCTATTGCAGCGAAGCCGCCGCTATCGACACGGAGCATTTCCGCATCCTGTTCCGGGGGCAGGTGTATAACATCACATTTATCGACAATGTGAAATACCAGAATAAAACCATAAAGCTGCGGGCGGCTTTGGAAAAGAGGTAGGAATGTCTGAAAAGAAAGTATCCATCGAGCAGATGGCGGAGGCGGTCATGGACGGCCTGATCGAATATGCCGGGCTTGCCACGGACGTGATGAAGGACTGCGTCACCAAAGCCGGGAACACGGTCAAAACGGAAGTAAAAGCCAATGCCCCGGTTCGGACGGGGCAGTACAAAAAAGGGTGGGCTGTGAAGAAACAGAAGGAGACCGCCAATTCACTGGAACTGGTGGTGCATAACAAAAAGCGTTACCAGCTCACCCATTTGCTGGAAAAAGGCCATGCAAAGCGGGGCGGCGGGAGGGTGCGGGCATTCCCCCATATCGCACCTGCGGAACAGGCCGGCATCCGGGAACTGGAGGAAGGCATCAAAAGGGGGCTGGAAGGATGAAGCACGGAGAAGTATTGAAGATGATGGAGGAAATGAAGCTGCCTTTTGCCTATGACCATTTCGTGGAGGGCGAATCCCCGGAGCCGCCCTTCCTCGTATTTTTATATCCCAAAGCTGACAATTTCGCAGCGGACGGGATTGCGTATTTCAAAATCAACCAGCTTGATATCGAACTGTACACCGATTTGAAAAATCCCGACTTAGAGGAAACCATAGAGGCGGTGCTTTTGAAGCATGGCATTTTCTACGGGAAATCGGAAACGTGGATAGAGTCGGAAAAGCTGTATGAAGTCTTGTATGAAATGGAGGCCTGACATGAAGAACAACAATAAAGTGAAATTCAACATCTGCAACTGCCATTATGCCTTGCAGAAAATACAGGAGAATGGGGAGATCGGGTTTGAAAATCCCGTGGCAATGCCCGGTGCGGTATCTATCGCATTAGACCCCAACGGGGAGCCGGAATCATTCTATGCGGACGGCATCGAGTATTACATCATAGCCAACAACATGGGCTATGACGGCGATCTGGAGCTTGCCCTCATTCCTGAAAGTTTCCGCACGGACGTGCTGAAGGAGGAAGCGGACAATAATGAGGTACTGGTGGAGAACGCCCATTCCGAGACGGCGGCCTTTGCGCTGCTCTTTGAGTTTGACGGTGACATCCGTAAAATCCGCCATGTGCTGTACAACTGTTCCGCAAGCCGCCCCAAGATCGAGGGAAAGACCAATGAGGAGAGCCGGGAGGTGCAGACGGAAACGCTGACCATCAAGGCGCGCCCGCTGGCAAGCGGCTATGTGAAAGCCAAGACCGGCAATAAGACATCTGCGGAGACTTATGCCAACTGGTACAAATCCGTATATCTGCCGGAGCCAAAGGCAGTGGATGCAGAAACAGAAGGACAGGGATGAAGGAGGCTGAAAGGATATGAGCATAGTCAGAAAAATAGAAATAGACGGGCAGGATGTGCTGTTTAAGGCATCGGCGGCGATCCCGCGCATCTACAGACTGAAATTTCAGAGGGATATTTATAAGGATTTACGGATTCTGGAGAAGAGCATAGGCGAGGGCGATGAGGAAAACTCCAATCTGGATTTATTCTCATTGGAGATGTTCGAGAATATCGCCTATACGATGGCGAAGCACGCCGACCCGCAGATACCCAATGAAGTGGACGAGTGGCTTGACGGATTCAACACATTTTCCATTTACCAAGTCCTGCCACAATTAATAGAACTGTGGGGCCTGAACGTAAAGACGGATGTGGAGGCTAAAAAAAACTTCGCCCAACTGAGCGGGAAATGACCACGCCGCTGTTCCTTCTGCGGTGTGTGCAGCTAGGGCTTTCGATGGCAGATTTGGAGCTGCTCTCCATCGGATTGATCAATGATATGTATGCCGAGAGCAGGAATGACTTCTGCTCCTACGCAGTGCTTGGAACACAACAGGACATGGATTGCTTTTAATTGTAAAGCCAGCCTTTTTCTGCTATATTTGTAGTGGGGAAAGGCTGGTAATACCCCAATAGATATATCGGGAGGAATTGACTTGAAGAATAAGAAGTGCACTATATTGATTTCGGCACTGACTGCATTTGCTGGGGCAGTGGGATTTGCTGTTTTACAGTTTAGATTATATGAACTGTTAGGAATTTACGGAGGTACACAATTTTTATCAGACCTCCGGCAATTCGCTATGGTAATAACAAGTGGTTTATTCACAAGTGCGATGGTTACGCTCTTGATTTCCATAAGTGAATATAGGAATGAACGTGTAGATACACTGGAAAATATGTACCTTGCAGCAATGGATTTACAACGTGAGTTTTCTAAGATAAAATATTTTCTTCCAGATGAGCCAAAGGAACTTATACAGAATGTTTTGGGTGAATTGGATAATAACGATTGGGATTCAAAATATAATGAAAATTTAGCAACAAGCGTTTTGAATTTTGAGGATCAACAGAAGGCCGATGATGCATATGAAAAATATCATATGGAATTGAGACATGATGCACAAAGGGCATTCAGGGATTATGTTTGGGAACATGCGGATGAACGTGAAAAGACAGCTATGACAGAACCCTTTCAGAAAAAGGATTATCTGGACAGGACATGTGCAGAAAAGATTGAAAAATACGATAAACAGTTGAAAGAAACAATGAAATCATTTTTGAGATTTCAAGAAGTGCGTACAAGTGCCATAACAGCGGCATATGGAAGGATGGATTTTATATTTGCTAATAAGTCCATTCGACTTAATGTATATGAAAAATTGTATCGTAAACTTTTTGATACTGTAAATCTTATAAAAAAGAGAAATTCACACTTTGAACTGTTTTTTTCGGGAAGGGGTGGAAATAGAGCCAATCAATGTGAATTTGTATGGGAATTGCAGGACAAACTTCTTAGCGAGGACGAAGATCATTATTATCGTCAGTTTGATTTTGATATCACTACGGAAATGGTACAGGTTTTAGTGTATGCGAATGGCAAAGTCAATAAGGGTGAGTTTCCGGAACTTAAAGATTATATGTTATGCACTAAGCCGGGATATTTTCAGAAGATGCAAAAGGAATGGGAAGAAAAAAATAGTGCAAATAATTAAAACAGAATAGATTTCTTACATAGGCACTTGCCATGACAGCAGGTGTCTTTTTTTACGCATTTTTTCAGGGAGCCTCCGGGCTTCCTTTTTTCGTGGGGAGGTGCTTTTGGGTGGGAGCGTCAAGGATACAGGGCATTACGGTGGAGATCGGCGGCGACACCACAAAGCTGACAGCCGCGCTGAAAGGGGTAAACGGGGAGATTCGCACCACGCAGTCACAGTTACGGGATGTAAATAACCTCCTGAAACTGGACCCCGGCAACACGGAACTGCTGGCACAGAAGCACAGGCTCCTTGCGGAAGCGGTGCGGGAGACGAAGGAAAAACTGGAAACCCTGAAAGCGGCTGCGGAACAGGCAAATGAGGCGCTGACAAAGGGCGAGATCACACAGGAGCAGTACGATGGTTTGCAGCGGGAGATCATCGAGACTGAGGAAAAGCTGAAAAGCCTCGAAGAACAAGCCAACCAGTCGGCGGTGGCCGTGCAGAAGATTGCCGCCGTGGGCGAGGATTTAAAGAACCTTGGAGATAAGATTTCCGGGGTGGGAACCACCCTCACCAAAACCGTGACCACGCCCATCGTGGGGCTTGGCACGGTGGCGGTAAAGACGGCGGCAGATTTCGATACCGCCATGAGCCAGGTCGGGGCGGTTTCCGGGGCAACGGGGAAAGACCTTGATGCCCTGCGGGATAAGGCAAGGGAGATGGGGAGCAAGACCAAGTTCTCCGCTTCCGAGGCAGCCGAGGCAATGAATTACATGGCAATGGCGGGATGGAAGACTTCTGATATGCTTTCCGGCATTGAGGGCATCATGAACCTTGCCGCCGCCTCCGGGGAGGATCTGGCAAGTACCTCCGATATCGTGACGGATGCGCTTACCGCTTTCGGTCTTACCGCAGCGGATTCCGGGCATTTTGCGGATATCCTTGCGGCGGCCAGTTCCAATGCCAACACCAACGTCTCCATGATGGGCGAGACCTTCAAATACTGTGCGCCCATTGCCGGGGCGCTTGGTTTCTCCGCGGAGGATACCGCAGAGGCAATTGGCCTGATGGGCAATGCGGGCATCAAGTCCACACAGGCTGGAACTGCGCTCCGTACTATCATGAGCAACCTTTCCGGGGAAGTGAAAATCTGCGGTTCGAACATCGGGGAGGTCACCATCGCCACCACCAATGCGGATGGGAGCATGAGGGATTTGAGCGCCATCCTGGCAGACTGCCGGACGGCTTTTGGCGGATTGTCCGAGTCCGAAAAGGCAGCGGCGGCAGAGGCGCTTGTGGGAAAGAATGCCATGTCAGGATTCCTTGCGCTGATGAACGCCGCCCCTGCGGACATTGAGAAGGTGAGCAGCGCCATAGCAAACTGTGACGGGAAATCTGCGGAGATGGCGGCCACCATGCAGGATAACCTTGCGGGGCAGCTTACCATCCTGAAAAGCCAGTTGGAGGAGCTTGCCATTTCCTTTGGCGAGATATTAATGCCCGCCATCCGCCAGATCGTCACATGGGTGCAGGGATTCGTTGACAAGCTCAACGGCATGGATGAAGGCACCAAGAACACCATCGTCACCATCGGATTACTTGCGGCGGCAATCGGCCCCGTGCTTATCGTCATAGGAAAAGTTGTGTCGGCTGTGGGCAGCATTATGACCTTCATCCCGACACTGATCGGCGGCATTTCCAGTATCGGCGGAGGGCTTAGTGCCTTATGGGGAATACTTGCTGCGAACCCGGTGACGCTGGTCATTGCGGCAATCGCGGCTCTGATTGCCATTTTCGTGGCACTGTGGAATAACTGCGAGGGATTCCGGGAGTTCTGGATCAACTTATGGAATGTTATCAAAGATGCCGCCATAGCAGTGTGGAATGGCCTGAAAGATTTCTTCTCCAATATCTGGAATGCCATCACCGGGGCGGCGCAGTCCATCTGGAACGGACTAAAGGACTTTTTCAGCGGCCTGTGGGAAGGGATAAAAAATATCTTCCAGACTGTGTTGGATGTGATAAAGACGCTGATTGTGGCGCGGTTCGAGTTCTATAAGATGATTATCACAACCGTGCTGAATGTGATACAGACAGTTGTCTCCACGGTATGGAATGCTATAAAAAATGTGATCGAGACCGTGACAAATGCCATCGGCTCTTTCCTGTCCTCCGCATGGGAGGCAATCAGAAATACCGTCACCACGGTAATGGAGGCGATACGCAGTGTAATCACATCTGTATGGGAAGCGATAAAGTCAGCGGTGACGGCGGTGCTTTCCGCCATCAAGGATGTGGTGGTTTCCGCATGGGAGGCGATAAAGAACGCCATTTCCACAGCGATGGAGGCAATCAAATCTGCGGTCATTGCCGCATGGGAAGCAATAAAGAGTGCGGTGTCCTCTGCGATTGAAGCGATAAAAAATGTGGCTGTGGCAGCATGGGAGGCCATCAAGTCAAGTGTCATTTCCATTATGGAGGCAATCAAATCCGCCATCACCGCCGCATGGGAAGCCATCAAATCCGCAGTAAGTTCCGTGGTCAATGCAATAAAGGAAGTCATCACCAGTGTGTGGAATGCCATCAAATCTACAGTCACAAACATTGTGGGCGGTTTGAAGGATGCGGTGGTAAATGTATTTAACAGCCTGCTCTCCGGCATTAAAAACGCCATGAGCGGCATTGCCGGGGCGGTGAAGAGTGGATTCGATGCGGCGATTAATTTTATCAAGAGCCTGCCCTCACAGGCATTGCAGTGGGGCAAGGATATCATTGGCGGCTTAATAGATGGCATCAAATCCAAGATCAGCGGCCTTGTGGACAGCGTGAAGGACATCGCGGGAACCATTGCGTCCTTCCTGCATTTCTCCGAGCCGGACGAGGGGCCGCTTTCCAACTTCCATACCTTTATGCCGGATATGATCGATTTACTCGGAAAAGGCATCCGTGGGAATTTAGGGAAGCTGACCGGCCCCATGAAGGAACTGGCGGGAATGCTCATCCCCACAACAGGGGCAATGGAAAGCATCTCATCCGCCAAGAATGGCGGGAACGGAAGTGCTTCACTGGCGGCAAGGCTGGATGCCATGTATGAAGTAGTCACAAAATATCTGCCGCGATTGGCAAACAGCCAGGTGGTATTGGATTCCGGGGTGCTGGTCGGGGAACTGTCCGACGGGCTGAACCGGGAGCTGGGAAAGGCGTATTCATGATCAGGAAATTCAGGCTTATAAACGGGGAAGGGGTGTCATGGGATTTGAACGCCCGGACTTCCTTTTTCCATTCCATTGGCGGCTTCGGCTATAAGGACGGGACGCAGTATGAACAGATCGGCACGGACTTCATCCCTCTGGAGGAATTATTCTCACAGGGTGTGATGACCGGGCGCATCTTTTTTGGAGGGATAAACGCATACCAGAACTGCCGGGCATTTTCAAGATTCGTCCGGGCGGTGCCGCTGACCCTTGTGTATGAGATGGAGGAGGCTTTCCGCGTCCCGGTGCGGATGACGGAGATTGCAAAGAGCGAACTGATCACGGGCGGCGCAGGCTTAGACTGCGAGGTGGCTTTCACGGCAACCGGGCTGTTTTATAAAAATGTTTCCGGCTACAGCGGCACCCTATCCATCGGCGGGAAGATATACCCTTACGAATACACCTACGCCTATGCGGATGTGACGCAGAACACGCTGATGATTGACAGCGACAGCCACGGGGACAGCCCATGTAAAGTGACAGTATATGGCCCCTGCACGAATCCCGTATGGAAACACTATGTGAATAATGTCCTGTATGAAACGGGGCGGTATGAAGGGAATATCCCGGACGGGCATAAGCTGGTCATCGACACCACGCAGATTCCCTACAGCATTACGGAGCGGGGCGTCAGTG